TCAATGTTATCATATGAAATATACTTCTCAAAAAATACAAATTTTGTAGATACAGACTGAGTCGGTTCAACAATAATGTCAAATATATCTGGATTGTCAACTACACCATCATCATCGTCGTCGTAGAATCCTACTTTGACCTTCCTATTGTCCTGGTATCCATCTGCTTCCTTCACAGTGTCTGTTACCTGCCATGTGATCGGATAACCTATGCTGTTGCCTGTAGACACTAATGAATTAGTTTTTAATACTTTTACTGTGTCCTTGACACTCTTGCCCGTCTTGAAGTCATAAATTTTTTCTTCTGTGTCATAATGAAACTTGTTCTGTGACTCAGACTCGAATATGTAATCCAACTTCCTGTACGTCACTGTGTATGTGTTTCCATCATTAGTAAACTTGAACCACCAACTGGCATCCAGGTTAGTTCCTGATGTATCACCCGAGTTGTTAAGACTGAACACAGATGAGGCACTTAAATTTGTTGATGTGATCACTTTCCAGGTTTCTGTGTCGATATCGTATCTTAGACCAAATTCTTCAAACGCTTCTATCCTGTCTAATATATTCAACTCTAGAGCTTGTGCCAACGAAGTTGTGAAATTTGGTATCACTGCACTGACAACTGCGCCATTAGGTATCACACTGCTGAGAGTCACAGGTCCAACACCGGACTCCAAATTGCCCACTCCACTGTTTGCACCATCTCCTACCACTGCACCTATCTTGGCCCATTTTCTGTCTTGGGCATCATCGGTTCCTGCCGTGACCAAAGAATCATTTAAGAATCCCCTTGTGTCTGGTGAAGTGAATTTCATCAGTGCACCTGGTTTAGCAAATTTAAGGTTGGAAGTTGCAAAGTCACCGATTGACAAAGCACCTGTAGATGTAAAATATCCTGTGTTGGTGTTCGTGGATGTTGTCGTTGAATTCCATGTTGCAGTTAACGTGCTGAGATCTTTTGTACCATACTTGAAATAATAGAAATGCCTAGAATATGGCATTTTAAGTTTGGCCTCCACTGAACTGTCTATTGTTGATTGTATATCACTCCTGTTGTTGAAAGTGAATGTAAACTGTTGTGTAGATTCTTCTCTGTACAATAATCCATCATCGGCAAAAACGCTGACATTCGAATATGCACCCGATGGGTCAAGTATCTCCTTAGCTCTTGAAATTCCTGATGCTGATCTGTTAATAGATCTTACTTTCACTATCTCCTGTGATGCTGAAAGAGGTACAACCTGATAATCCTCTGCTGTGATCATCCTGTTCTGTGAGTAATAAACTTGTGATGCTTTTTCCTTGATCGACTCACTTGACTCTGATGCCGCGGAATTGTAAACTGATGATTTCAGTCCTACTGACAATGTGAGACTCTGTTGAGCTCCGTAGTTGTCTGTGTAAGGAACTGAGAAAGATACATTCTGCATGTCTGCAGGTGTTATAGCATATTTCACGTTATCACTTATTCTATGATATGTTCTGAAAGACCCTAGAGGTAAATTAGAAAAAGTTCCATCACCAAACACTAGATCTATAGCATCATCGGTCTTAGTTACAACATTATAAATGTTTCTTTCTGTGCCCGATAAAGAATTATAAATTGCATTGTTTCCGGACAGCGAAGGGACCTGTGTCCATTTCTCTGCCATCTGTCCAAACTGATCTAACTTGTACAACCACACATCCGAGTCATTGATATTATTGACTGCTATCGATCTAATATAATTTGTAATCGCTGTGTCTACTGTAAAATCTGCATACTGCATTGTGCCTTGCTTGAACAAGAAAAAGAATCCTGTGTTGTTGGAACTGTCTCCACCACCGTCAGTCCTGTATGTGTAAGTTAATCCTGTTCCTGGTATAGGATCTGATTCGTATATCGAATCCGAATTGTTAATAGTGCTTGGGACTATTTCAAACTGTCTAGATATCCCGCCAACTGACTTGACATACTTGAACAAAGGCAAATCAACCTGATTCGAACTTAATGTATATACTTCTGTGTTTATCCCACCAATTGGTCCTGACTCCCTTGGGTTTCCAAACAGTTGCCCTGTTTGATTTGCGGCGTTCAATATTGCAACAAACTGTTCTCTGTAATTGCTGTTTGCAGAGTCATTCCAAATAACAGTTTGGTTTGATAGGTTTGTTCCTGAACTGTCTGCCACGTCCTGTGTTGTGGATATAGAATTAATTTTCAAAAGCCCTGTTGCTGGCTTGTTCCTTTTGGCATTGTAATTTATAAGACGTGCAAGTCTGAGAACAGAGTTTCTTCTCTCCGCTGTTTCTAAGAAATTTTCTCTGGCATTTAGGTCAACCCTGAAACTTAAAGCCTGTGCTATGTAGGCAATTAGATCTATCAGTGCAACGTACTCAGAACTCTCCACGAAATCATTGAAATCGTCAGGGTAGTTCTCACGTAGATATGCCACCATTGTTCTACGTAGTGTTTCAAAATCGTAGGATTTGAAATCTGCCTGCTGGAATGACTGGTAGATCTTCTGCCAATCTTCCGCAACTAATAATCTGTTCTGTCTGTCTGTGGTAGCCATAGTATATACAACGATATTTATGTGTTAGGAAATATGCGTATATTAAGATAGGCGTAGCAACGAGTTCTCGTCAAAATTAAATCGTAATTTCTCTGTGATATTCAATGGAACATACGTGATAGTTGCCTCTATGGCTATGCCCTGTTCTGCCTCAGAAACTGTTATATCCTCTGTTGATAAACGTGGATCTGCATTGAGATTGGCTGTGATGTCCTCTATGATGATATCTTTTAGGGCCTCTGTGAATGGTTCGAATATGGCATCATATATTATTGTGCCAAATTCTGGATTCTCAACACGCTCGCCTTTACGAATAGAGAGTCTGTTGATAAGGTCCTGTTTAGCAACTTCAAAGTCATATATCTTAAAATTCTTCTGGTCAGCACGACTACTGAATCCTTTGAAGGAAACTTGCTTGTCTGTTAGAGAGCCTGAACCACCGTCTCCTGAATCACCGTATGCCATTAATGTAACCTCCTAAATTCCACATCCACCTTGCTGTAATCTACAGCATAGTAACCAGTGTCTGTCATGTGCCTCGCCCATGGAACTTCTTGTGCCATCACTCCCATGTACCTGCCAGGCAGTTGCTTGTATTTAAATGAATAAACGTTTATTCCCGCTGGCGATTTGCCAACGAATCTTATGTCCTCTTTCAGTCTTTCATCACTGAAACTAAATCCTGAACTGAAGAAACTACCAATTGATGATGCTACCGAACTAATTGTTTGTCCACCTAAAAGTTGTGGTAACTTGGTTGCTCCTATCTTTAGTCCTAGACTGCTGGCCGCATTCATTCCTCCGACACGGGCTAATTCTCTTGCTGTGCTTTTTCCTAAAAATCCTGTTATAAAAGACGATGCTTGTCCTTTTATAGCCGACACTGCCGTTTGTGTGACTGCAGATGTCACCTGTCCTGCTACCACGTTCTTGAACACGTTGGTCGCCGCCTTTAGATCACCTATGGATGCAAGGTTGGCAATGTTGATGTTGCCTGCGATACCCGATATATCCACACCACCTATGTTCGTTGGAAGAAGTCCTTTTTGGTATATGGTGTTTCCAAACTTGTCCACTCCTATGGCTTTCTTGGTCAGGTTTCCAACAACATTTTTCTGGAAGGCGTTGTTGGCCACGTTTGCCAGTGCCTTTGATCCAACATCTGTTGCAAAACCTTTGACGTTGCCTGCCGCCAATTTAGAAAAGTCTGCTCCTCCACCCAATGCGAAAAGTTCTCCTGCTTGGTTTACAAAAACATTATCCTTAAACAAGGCAACTGCTTCAGAACCTGTGATTGTGTCTATGACCTGGTCTGCTAGTTTCTTTGTTGTGTTGTTGAGGACAGCGTTTGCTTTGTCTGAAACATTGAAGTCCCCGAGCTTACTACTGATACTGTCTGCGATATCCCATTTGCCTTTTGCTAGATTTGTTACGTTAAACATCTTGTCATAATCTTTTCCAAATTCTGCCAGTATCTTTCTGGCCTCACTACCACTGGTAGACGTTCCCATCTTGTCCCTCAGGATTCTTTCTGCGTCTGCCTGGAACTGTCCAAGTCTGATACTTTCTATTTTGGATATACGATTTCTCTGTTCTGTGTACTCGACCGTGCCTGGTGTTGTGGATAATTTGTACCATTGTTTTGTGTCCATCTGGTCATCGGTTTTGTCCAGACTCGGCAATGCACCATCTGTTGAGAATCCTTTAAATCTTGGCACTGGTTCGTGTGTTATGAATCTGTGTACTGTTGTTTTGGTCTGTTTGGTGAATGGTGCCAATGGCTCTATGCCCTTCTTGGCCAATTCCACGTCTCCCTCTAGTCTAGGCTCCATGCCAACTTCGGATGGCTTCAACCACGTAGGTCCCCACTTCTCACTGGCCTGAATTGAATTGAAATGAACCTGTGCACCGGCCAAGTGTATCTGACCTTTGGCTCCCACTAGCACCTGTCCGTCTGTGTATGAGAACATACCACCTTTGGCGTATGTAGAAATCTGTCCTTCCTGAGAACTTGTGAACACACCTTTTTCCGCCATTGTCTGCAGGTAGTCCGTTGACATCAATATCTCCCCTGGTCTCCTAGGAACTTTTATATCAGCAGTTGACTTATGTCCTTTCTTGACTGATACGTCTTCAGAATTGTAGAACACGTCATCCGTTCCTGGTGCTGACATACGAATACTCTGACCGGCGTGCATGTTGATGTTGGCGTCGGCGTGTAGGTTGAAGTCACCCTGTGTCCTCATGTTTATTCCGCCCACTCCTGAGTAGACGTCTATCCTGCCGTCCTTGTTCATCTCTATCCAGGCATTACCTGATGCGTTTGCTATGTACACTATTCCTTCTGAGTCGTGCATCAGCAACTGGTGTCCTGATGACGTACGTAATCTTGTTAGTTGGTTTGTGCCGTCCTCTGCACCGTCATCCATGACGAATGTGTGTCCGGCCAACCTGTCCACTATGGCTTCGGCCTCGGAATCCTTTGCGCCAACCTTGACAGGCGTTGCCCCGGGGTTGAGTCTACCCGGTGTGCTCATACCAAAAACCTGGCTAGGTGCTTCCCTTTGTGCCGAAGATGTGGTATTTCCCCTGATGTTGTCCCTGCTCAGACCCTGTGTCATCAGTGTGTCTGCAAATGGGTGTACAGGCATGGGTGCCTTGTCGAAATTGTTTTCATCGATGTCCATGAGTCTGTTTACTTCACCTGCGGGTAAATGCACTGAACCGTATTCGTCTAGGGTGCTCTGATTTTGCTCGTCCTTGACCCTCATGGAAGAGGCTATTCCTGGTGTCATGTGATTGGTCAGTGGTTCCTGCACACAACCTATCCAGAACGCTTCCTCTATCTTGCCCTCTGCGAATATCACCAGTACCCTGGTCTCTAGATCAGGTGGTACTGCCCAAAATCCATATGAGAACTGTGAATCGGTGTGTTTGTATCCTTGCTTGATGTATGACAACCCTTTG